CCCGCCGATACTTCAAACAAGGCACCATCGTTCATCAACGACAAGAGTTAATCCCCTTTACAGGGACTCTTGACATGACTTACTGTCGTGTTAGCTCATTTAAAGCGGAAGACAGGTAGCGATACTGGCAAAGCCGATCATCACCTGATAACCAACCCAACACATGGGTACTAAAAATTGGTCAGACCTTATTCAATCAAAGTCGAAGGCTACGATTGTATAACACTTTTCGTCAAACAGACGAGAAAAAGTATTAACATCATCAACAAAGGACACTTTAGGACATAACACCATTTGACTCTCCCATACATCCCCCTCAAATTTTCTCTTCACACGCTTACGACATAGGTCGCGCCACATTCTAGAGACAGCCGGAACACCGGTAGAAGTCTCACGGCGAGTTCTTTCTTTACAAGTAGGAACCTCAAATAACGATAAACACTTTTTAATTAGTTCATCATTACCATCGGACTTGTGAATAGTGAAAGTTTCACTAAAAGATTTCGCTGGCAGGCACGCGAGTGCTTGAAACAGGAGATGAGTATTTAATCTGGCGACATTCTCCCCTTCCTCCTCACAAAGATGGAGAAATTTAGGAGTATAACATTGATTTAAAACATGTCGCATACGCCAACAACTTGGCTGATTTAGAGAAGGAACAGTGATCTTATGGTTACGAATTAAATTCACATACCGAAGATCCAGGTCTGTAGGTTCATTAAATAAATTATTTAGACCCAGACCACCATACCACGTTGGTAAATACCACGGGATGTTTTCCACTTCTCCCACTTGTACCATTTTTCTTAATTTGCGGACAAAGCGCCGGTGAATTAGCAATCTATATTCAAGAGGACACAGGCTCATTAACTTATTATAACGAGATCCCGCATCTTTAACAAAATCTTGCGCCAACTTCACATCACTCTCACCATCCTTACCATTCTTAGCAATAGAACGACCCTTACCGGCTATCAAGCCATAAGAAATAAAGGGCACTCGCCAAAAATTGACAAGGCGGGAACCGTCAAAACACGGCCTAGAGATATAGCTACGGCTATTAATCTGTAGGAAACGATCCGTGTAATAATATTTACCCATTGACGGCTTCAAACCACAAACTGGTCCAAGGGACAACCACAACGCATGAGTCAAATTACTGGCATCAAACACACAGTCATCACCATTAATCAAGAGAGGTGCATTATTTAAGGAAAATGTCTTTCCGGAGCCAAGCTCCATACAAAACCGGCACAAGGCCGCATTTATTAGACATAAAACCACAAACGATGTAACCGAACCCATCAATTGCCCATCCTTCTGATCCCACTCAGCATGTAAGACATTCTTACGAGCTTTTGCAGAATACTGCTGACTATATCGATTAGGAGATACAATATCATCTAAAAGATCTTCATCACACCAGGCAATATAACGGGACGTCTCAATACCAAGAACAAATCCGGTAAGAGACCTCTTAAATAACAGTCGTAACTTAGACTGTAAATCGGACGACTCAAAGTCGTTCGGAAGTATGTGTTTACCAATAGCAATAGCACACTCATCACTCAGACAACCGCGGATGTTGTCAGTCGCCGCACTATAATCACCAGACAGCCACTTATAACCCTCATCACACTTAGGTCCAAAGACACTAGATATAATAGTGGGGTCATCAGGATGTCCCGTCAAATAAAATGCACGAAACTTTAAAATACATTTAGCCATCCACTTCTGGACTGGTTGCATTATAAAAGTTAGCAATGGCGGACATTTGGTAATAATCCGGATTTTAAGGGCCTCAGCAAGGGCCACGGGTTCAACAAGGGGATGTTCATCCCAAGCTTGGCGGACCGCATACCTATAAAAGTTACGTTGAAAACGTAACATCCCGGCCTCGCCGGAAACTTCATAGGTGTCCACATCTTCAAACCCTCCAGATACACACGAAGACATTTCTTCCGTGCCATCACCCCTACACACAATAATCTTCACATCACGAGGACTCTCAAAGTCTACCCAGTGACGCTCCTTCTTCGGAGTAATGTTTAGTCCTGCGACATCTTGGTCGCTCTCCTCCAAATACTTTTTCAATAGCCTCTGAACTTCAATTACAGAGCCACCATTAACTCTATTGCGGACATAATTAGCTGATGTCGATGGGAAGACAAAATTATTATCTTCAATCTCAAACGACTCACCAGCAAACACTTCATGAACGGTTCGCCGAATCTGGCGTTTCAACTGGTCAAGTACCTTCCGTCTGCGGAGAGACTTCTTTAAGAGAAAACCCGATACACCCACTGAAGGGTGGCGATCGCAATCTTTCGAAATAGAATCCTCCGTCAAACCGGTGACGACCTCATTAAAATAATCAGAAAACCGCTGATGGTCATGAATGTGGCAGGCTGCAGGTTGCATAAAAAGTTTTTTGCACGTGCCCGCCAAATCAGTCTCGCACCTATCATCCCCGGGTCTTTCAAGACCACCCTTTAAACCTAAAGAAATTGTATTTAGAAACTTTCGGGTAGTATCGTCTTGACGACGAACGATGACACGCAGGAACTTCTGGGCCCTCCCTAGGAGAATAACTCCAGGTCGAAACTCCTCGAGTTTCAAATCATTAGATGGGAGAGGTAGCATAGAGCTACGAGCGAAGCAAGTTGACAGTGCTAGTTTAAACACGTCAATCCAGGAATCATGCTTCCTCAATTGTACACACAAACGCTCATAATAACGCGTTGTGGCTCCGAGAGAGTATCCGTGGGAATCAAACCCAAAGTCCTGGTACATAACTAGGATACTCTCCAAGGTCTTAACAATATTGGTCTTTACATCCTCCGCACAGGGCTCTCGAGCCTTGAGGATGGGTGTTCTGGCCACCACCGTAGGCCTTCCCTTGGTCTCTGTTAAGTGAGATGGACAAGGGGGGATTGTGCTAATCCCGGAACTTACGAAGCTAGTCTTCTGCTCCGCTGGATTATTTGCCCAACCCACAGGCGATATAGAGCTTTCATTAATT